CCAAAGGCGTATTTAATAATCTTTGGGAATATGACATAGAAGGAAATGATACGGTCAAAGGTATTTATCAGAACTTTCCATATAACGACTTGCGACCTAACAAGCTTCTGAGAACAGTTTTGAAAAAAGACGGCGGAAACCGTCCGGATCATAACTCATCGGTTCCAAGCAAATTTAGAAAAGACATGTATTCTTTTCACTCTCCTGATACTACGTTTAATAAACCTTTTTTATCAGGATGTTATGTGAATTTATACACCCAAGAATCAGGAATTGCGAAGTCAAGATTTGAAATTCCTTTTGAACATCCTAAAGGAAAGCTTATCACAGATGGTGCCTTTATTATGAGTGCTATCATAGGTCTTGGAATTGCTTTGCAATCAGCTATGGGAAAAATGAGTTTCAAAGGAGACCTTAAAGCTGGAGGGGGAGTTTCGCTTTTTGGATTGATAAAAGCAGACGCCAGTAAGGCAACTAGTGCAGGGTATGAAGGTGGTACAGGAAATCCACTTACATCAATTGTTCTGACAGGCTTTAATACTCCAGCCTATACTATTGCATCACTTGTTGAAATTGCACCTAAAGTAATCTACTATGGAGCCCTGGGTGTGGATGCTGCTTTACAAGCAATGTATGCTTTCACGGGCTTTAAAGACTATGGCTTACAATTAAACTCTCATGCTTTTTATAATAAATCATCAGCATTAACTATAGGAAACAAACGTAGAAGCATACAACCTTCTTCAATTAAATATATAGATCCTTTTGTGCAGGATTTTTCTGCCACAGAACGCATCAACAATCTTTTCAGAAACAAATATGTAGCCATAAAAATAGACGGTGAATTTTCAGTTCCTACTGTGCAGGATAACACTCGCTTTAGAGTACGAGACTTGACGGACAGTCCTCACTCAGAGCCATGGGAAAAGGAGTATAAAAGCACCACGTCAACTTTTTATGGTGCTTTGAAGTACACGTTCGACAACCAGTATGGACAATTAGAGTCTATTATTCAGATTCCACTTAATGGAAAAGTGAATAAAACAAAAGCTGACAAGTATGGATTATTTTCATCAGAAATATCTTTCGGCGGAGATATCTATATCAATCGTTACACTGAGAAGAACCCTTATATGTTTTTCAATACGTGGATGCAAGGGCAACAGCCAGGCACCGAATTCAATTATAAGAATTACATCAACGGTCCCGCCCCAAGATACTGGGCTAACTTTAACAAGTATGACATGGCTGATTTTAATCTTCAAGTTAAAATTAAGTTGAAAGGAAGTAAAATCACAATGAACACACCAAGTGACTTTCATCATTTAGATAGAGATGAAAAGGATAGTGCTAGTTGGTTTATGTTAAAACGTTCATGGTTTTATTTAAGCTACAATGGCGTTCGTGATTTCTTTGTGGAATCTGAAATAAATTTAGCACATCGAGATTACGGCGAGAAGCCAACAGAGCGCCACTATGATGCATCTGGATATACGGACTTGAAAGAGATGTTTCGTTCTGACAGAATTACTGCGGGAAATTATTACAAGTATGATTTTTCTTTAAGCGCCTCTAAAGTATTTAATAATTTTATCAGTTGGGGAAGTCTGCTTCCTTCTACGTTTGATCCTTATGTATCTGCTACTTGTTATCAGTACTATCCTAAGCGTGTGGTGTATTCATTGCAGGCTCATAATGAAGATAAGCAAGACCAATGGAGGCAATATTTAGCAAACAACTACAAAGATTTTAACCACAAGGTAAATCAAATTAAGGCGTTAAACGAAACAGGAAGTTTAATTTTATTTGAAAACGGAGAGCCTCTGTTATTTAGAGGCATTGATACATTGCAATCTACCGGAAATATTAAATACGTTGTTGGCGATGGTGGTTTATTTTCTGACAGTACAGTTCAAGGAATTGTAAATGCCGATGACAGTTTAGAATATGGTAGTTGCCAATCGCTTCGAGGAGCTATAAATACTCCTTATGGATTGTTTTATATTTCTCAGAAAGCAGGCAAGATAGATTTGTTTGACGGAAGTTCTATTAAAGACATATCGAGAGGTTTAAAATTCTGGTTTGCTGATAATTTACCAAGTAGGTTACTGGCGGACTTCCCAGACTTTCCATTGGCTGATAATCCGGTACACGGCGTTGGCTGTCAAACTATTTATTGCAGTCGCTACGAGCTTGTATATTTCTGCAAAAAGGATTACAAGCTTATTAAAGAAGGATTGAAGATGGACTCTAAAGGTTTTTACTACATTGAAAACACGAGAGTCGATGTGAAGCTTGGCGATCCTTTGTATTTTGAAGACTGTTCTTGGACGCGTAGCTACGACCCTAAAACAAATTCATGGTTGTCTGCACACGACTGGCACCCTGGTTTGGTGATACCTTCCTACAACGGATTTATAACAATCAAAGAAGACGGGTTTTGGAAACACAATGACTGCTTTACATCGTACTGTAATTTCTACGGAAAGGATTATCCTTTTGAAGTGGAGTTCACTGCAAGTACAGGCGTGACTGCGACGACTTTAAAAAGTGTTGAATACACTCTTGAGAACTATCGCTACCACAACGATGGCAAAGACGGGTACATGATTTTAGACCACAACTTTGACAGAGCTGTACTTTACAACAACGAACAGATTTCAGGATGGTTGAAGTTAAACATCACGCCTAAGAACAATCCTATGGCTATTTTGAAATATCCGGCCATCAACGGTTCCTTTATAGATATTCTTTACAGTAAAGAGGAAAACAAATACCGATTCAATCAGTTTTGGGACATCACAAAAGACCGTGGGGAATTCACGAACAATGCTGTACCTATGTGGAAGACGAGAGCCAACGGATATGAAAAAACCGTAAACCCTGTGGCAGTAGACTATTCTAAGAAAGCCACAGAGCGTAAGAAATTTAGAAACTATAACAACAGCGTTCTTCTCAGAAGAAATATAAGCGGTGACGTGAAAATGTTGTTGAAAGCTTTTAGTATTAAACAAACTCCAAGCGCAAGATAATGGCAAATTATTCAGACATAGAAGCTCTTCGTTTAGAGTTGAGAAGATTAAGAAACGGCGGAGAACCACCAGTTAAAAAAACAAAAGTTGTTAGTAGTAAATCTGACCCTTCCTATGTAGCATATAAGGATAGTTTAGATATTTTTAATAGCAATCAATCTTTAGTTAATAATTTAAAAAGAAAAGGATATGAATCTAGAGGAGCTACCTCTGATGATAAAAAATGGATAGCACAACAAATTAAAAATTATGCTGCTCAAGCTGATGGAACTTTTAAGTATGATACTCCTTCTAGTATGATAGTTGCTGCTAATCCACAAAAAAAAGGAAAATTATATGAGGTTGATGATTTAGTTCCACATATAATAAGAGAAGGATTAGGCAAACAACTTTTTTCTAAAGATATAATGCCAAA